AGGTATTTTTAATGTTAGCTAATTCTGTTATTGCCTCACTAGGATTAGCATTGTCTATTTCCACTAGGCGTTGTATGGCTGATTCAATAACATCAAGTGATTTATTTATATTTTCATCATTATTTAATTCAACTTGATTAAAACCTCTTAATGTTTTAATCTCTTCTAATGCTTCTAAATATTCTTTAGTCATTCTATTCACCCCCTTATTATAATCTTTTTATAATCTTTAAATTATTTTCACAACTTTTATTTATTTCAACTGATATATTGGCTTTTAATATCATATTTAATATATAGTTGCATTGATATATACAATCTACATTATCTGGAGATATATCACTTAATTCAAGTAATAATTTCTTCATTTTATTATTTTCCTTTTCTTGTTTTTGTGATTTTAGTAAGGATTGAATAATAACACTACATTGGTAATCTATTGTCCTATTGTTGTGAGCATAAAACTTATAATTGCTTTTAATATCTAAAATACACTCCACTGCTTTACTAGGATTAGCATTATCTATTTGCTCTAGGCGTTGTAAGGCTTGTTCGATAACACCTACATCTTCATTTGCTTCATCGCAATAATTAACAAATTCACATAAATCTTTTAATGCTTCTAATTCTTTAGTCATTTTTTCTACCTAATCCCCTTAGCATAATGTCATAATCTTCAAATGACAAATCGGTTAGTGTTATTGAAATTTTATCTGGAGTAATTTGAATATCTCCAGTTTTAAGTATATCCCATAAGTCTGCTGATGTGTAATTATCTTTGCTAGAATATAATTTAAACTCAACTTTTTCGTTAGCCTCAAATAGCTTGTATTTATATTCTCTATTAGCATTATCTAAAACCTTAATAGTTCGATATCCTAATCCTGATTCTTCACAAGATATAATTTTAAATTCATTAGTATATTTCTTGTTAATATTTCTTATTAAATTTCTGCTTGATGTATAATCTTTGGCTACATCATTTAATTGCTTTAAAATCCTATTCTCCATCTTCTTTTACCTCGCTGACATATTCTTTACTTACATAATAATTATAATTTTTAGGTTTGACAACTACAATTCCTTCAATTACTATTGGTTTTGTATTTTTAGGTTTAATTTGATACCTATCTTTTAATTCTTTTATAACTTCAAATTTATCTCCATTTTTTGTTATAACTATCATCTTCTTCTATTCATTCTTATCCTTTTTAAGCCACCAAGTTATTCCATATTCTTCTATTTTATAACATGCTTCAAATTTATATCCATAGTCATATTCATATATTTCTATTTCATTTGTTTTAGGGTTATAAAGAATAGTAGAATCTGTATAATTATAAGTAGCAACTTCTTTATCAGTAATTTTCCAACATACTGGTTTCTTATACATTTCTTCTATTAATTTAAATGTATTTTCTAGTTTTCTGTATTTAGCAAGTGAGTTATTTGCAGTAAACCACATCTCTTTATATCTTTGCTTTTCTTCACTTAATTCTTTATTTTCTTTAATTAATAAATCTACATTCATATTAGTTCAAGTTCCCCTTTCTCGTTTAATTCTGATACTTTGATTAAGTTGTCACCTATCCAAATACAACCACTTATTATTATGGTTTTATTTTTAATTCGTTTAGTCATATATTTTAATGTTCTTTCATCTTTAAGATACATATTAGGTTTTCCAACTAATAATTCTGGATGTTTATGCTTTGGTTCTTTTTTAGTTAAACAGTCTATCAATTCCTCAATGGTGTCAGCTTGTGCAATTATATTGTTATTTTTTAAAGAAACAGGATACTTTCTATTATTTTTCTTTCCATTAACAAGTATTGTATTTTTTGTTAGTTGAATACCACTATAAATGCTTTTTGTTGTTCTTATAAATCTCATTATCCTCTCACATACTCCTTTAGCATTAACTTGATGTACTATATAAGGTGCTGTAGTATCAAGTATATTTCCGTCTATTATTTTAATCATCTTGTTTTACTACCTTCATTAATACTACGCCAAAGGCGTAATCAATTCTGATGATAATATATCCTTTTTCTAAAAATTCTTTTTGAACACTTGGCAGATCACATTCGTTTAATATTTCTATTAATAATTCAGCTTCATTTTCACATTTCCAAATTATATAATTACACATCTTCTTCTACCTCTTTTCTTAATGTTATTCGCATATATGGTATAATCTTATTGTTTTCAATTTTATACATTGGAAAAATACCTACAACATAATATTCTAATAAGAAGTTATATTCTCCACGATATGTTCCGCTTGGTATATAAGATTGCCATTCGTTAGTTTGATAGTTTTTGTATCTAAACTCACATCTAGTATCCATTAAGTTAAGAATTGTAATATCATTCTTACCAAGATTATCATATTCTTTTAACTTTCTAAATTTATTCATCTTTTTCTACCTCCAATTTTTAAGTTCTTAATTGCCGTTTTTGTGAAAATTTCACAAATTAGATACTTTAATTACCTATTTTTGGGTTTTAATTATTCTTTAAAAATATACGTTTATGTATAAAATTTTTGCGTTTCTTGGCTTTACTTGCCATTTTTTAGCATTAAAATTACATTTCATGCAAAATTTTTACACAAAATATTGCGTTTACTGTAAAATTTTTACTGTTATATTGTAATTGAATTACCTTTATTTAGGTCTTGTATTAATTTTGCTATTTCTTTTAATTGTGTTTCATTTAATGGAGTTTGGACATTAGTAAGCTTCCATTCTTCTATTTGTTTTTCTTTATTGTAAGTTTTAATTAGAGTGAATAAGGATTCACCTTGTTTAATAGCATTATATTGTGTTGGATTTTTCCTTGGGAATGGGTATAAATTTAGATACATTTTTCAAATTTCTCCTTTAATATTAAATATAGTTTTTTTAGTTCTGGGTTAGTATTATTATACCATAGAATTTCATTTTTTAAAGATGTAATCTCTTGATCTTTTTCTTGTAACTTTATGGTTAGATTTCTTATTTGGCTTTCATATTTCTTTTGTAGAGCAAATTCTGGAGTATCCATTATTAAATAGTATCCATATGCTCTTATAAATTCTGATGCAGTTTTAAAATATTTTGAATTTTTGCTTATTGTCCCATTTAGTATGGTTGAATATGCAGAGCCTGTTATTTGCATTTTTCTTGCAACTGCTCCTTTGTTATATCCCTGAAAATACATTTCATGGAATTTATCTATCGTTATCGTCCTTATTGGCATAGGCTTATTCCTCCATTAATAATAAAAAATATTCAAAAATAACTAAAAATAAAGAAAATGATTTGTCCGTGTATGACGGACATTTTCTGTAAAACTTATTTTTACTGCGTGAGGTCCAAATTTTTTACCCCCGTTTTTAACACGCCTTTCTGTGCCTTCGTGCACGGCTTTCCGTGTTATTTGGTTAGTGTTAACTAACTATTTATGTATTTTTATATGATTATATTGTATTCTGTATGTATACAATTTTGCTTGCTTGTATGTTTATAAATAAGTAGAAAAAGAGGAAGATTTCTCTTCCTCTCATTCATTTTAGTAAGCAGTGTATGTAGACTTACCATTAGCAGTAGCCTTTTCACTGTTTGGGTCTACTACCTTATAGTTAGGTGCATCCTTTTCAGTCTTAGTTACTCTAATAGTAAATTCTTTTCCAGTTAGACTCTTGATTGCAGTATCAAGACTCTTGCACTGTTTACCAGATAGATTTGCTACTTGAATCATACCATTGATGAAGTTGATAACGAATGAATAGTCTTCATATGTTATTTCTCCAGTTACATCACTCTCATGTTTTCTAGCATTACGTAATTTAAGTGGGTATTCTTCACCATCAACATTGAATATGATTGATGTTTCATCAAATTCTCCGTCTTTTAATGCATTAAGTTGCTCTTCAGTCATCTCAATGATTTTACCAGTAAATGTAGCAGTTACGTCCTTGAATTTGCCTACTGGTGTAGCAAATGGATCATACTTAAACTTTTCAGAAAGTCTCATAATTTTTATCCTCCTTATTTATATTTTTTATTATGATATTTCTATATATTAATAAATTAATATATTCATAAATAACATAGATTATATATTATTCATTTTTTATATTAAAATATTAATATTCATATATAACATATATTTAAAATTTTTATTATTTTATTTATATATTATATATTTCATAAACAACTTATCATATATTATATTTTATTTTATATATAATAAATTATTTCACATATAACATTTATACATTATTTATGTCTATTTATATTTATTACTTTTTCTATCTATATTAAAATGGCATAATCAATTGTATACAATTAAATAGTATATAATATAATTTAAGCATTTTAACACGGAGTATCGTTACTGAAGGCACGACATATCGTGTTATTTTTGGGGGTAATAATTTTGCTCCATACTCATATAATTTTAACTTTTGCCACTTTTGTATATTTTGGTGATATTGTATATTATTAAACATAGTAAGGTAAACTAGATAAACCACCACCTCATAATGTATATTCAACACAACGCTCTTTCTTATAAAATATACATTCACATACAACCCACTACACAATGTATTCATTTCACAATGTATTCACTAACACTCCTAAACAAGCGGTATATTATATCGTTGCACAATAACAAAAAAAAGGGGCATCGACCACGCTTAGCCCGTAATCAATACCCCAATACATCATATATTTAGTTGTTATTATTAAAATGGTAAACCATCATCATCTAAATCCTCATTATCAAAATCTAAAATAGCATGTTGCATATTACAAGATTCTGCAATATGTGTGCAGCACTTGTCATACCTTTCACATATCATACTGTGTGGAGTAGATACACAATGATGACAATTTGCACATTTACTTAAATTGTCATTTGTTAGCTGTTCATCCTTTAGAATAAATCCTAATTCATGGACAGTTAGCTTAATCTCTTTTAGTGATAGTCTGCCTAGATTTCTAATCTTTCTTAGTTCTGTATCTGACTTATCTAGAAGATGTCCTAAGCAACTTATACCTGCTCTAGATAAACAATTAACTGTACGTGCAGTCCAACCAAATGAACCTAATGGTATAAATTTATAGTCATCTGAATAATGACCTGTGTATTCATTTGCTACATTACGTGCAGCACTTATAAGATGCTCTTTGTATTCCTTAGTAAACTCACATCTACCATTTACTTTGCAGATTCTATTTTCTCTTAGATTAAAGTTAATAGATGGTGTAGCCACCGTTAAGTTTTTCATTCTAGTATTTCGTATAGTAGAACGAAGACTTCTTATTTCATGTATAATATCGAATATTGTTGGTTTATGATTCAAGTCATCTACAATTCCTAATTCTTCTGCTAAATCATTTAATAAATCTTGCTTATCCTGTTCAGCACAATTATATATTTCTCGTCTGATAGTATATTCAGCTTCATTCTTAATATCATTAGCAAGTTTTTCTGCATCTGATGCACATTCTGGTGTAAACAACTTATCATATAATATTTCACCAGTATCAGAATCCATTACCATTGTAGTTGCTCCTGAATTTACAAGAGTTAGCATTTCAGCAGTATTACAAATGTATACCTTTTCATCATTATTAACATTTAATGTTACTTCATATTTATTTTCATTTTTGTTTAACATGATATTTTCCTCCATTTATTTTAATATTATATATAAAGGCGAGTCAGCCTTTGCAAGTTACCCAAGCGTTAGGGACTTCTTCCACCTGTTCAAAGACTGACTTCTTATTACCTTTACATCATTACTTAACTTGGAATACTAGATATTCCTCATTATTAATCTTTCGATAGCATTCTGGATAAGTGTCTATTAGTACATCAATATCATTTTGATATACAATAGCTTTAGTGTTATTATCCTCATCATCATCAGCTTTACCTTTATTGTCTAAATCAACTAAGATACGTTGATCTCTAATTAATTTATACCAACACTCACCATTATAGTGATATCTATTTAGCATTGTTAAATCTCTACGGATTTTATATAATGCGTTGGATGCTGACATATTCAACTCAAGCATTGAGTATTCACCACATACAGAATATTTTAGTATGTCTACTATTTCTTTATCTGTATATTTTTCGTGGCAAGCACCAATGTATTGACTGATCCAACTATGGTCATTAAACTCACAGTGATAATCAATTTTTTCAGCGTCTACCATTGCAGCTGCTGCATTATACTTATTAACGGGGTTTAGTATAACATCACCCATAGATAATAAGTAATATTTACCTTGATATATCCAACGACTCTTTACAGTTACATTCTTAAGTGGTGTAACAGTTACACCTTTTTCATGTAACTCGGATACTTTATAATCCTCTATTGTAGGATTTTCTGCATCCTTTTTCCATACAGGGTTATAAACCTTTGCGTCTAGTATTGCATCCTTATCATCTAGGTCGAAATGAAGATCTAAATACTTAGAATCTCTAGTAGATCTAGGAATCAAATATTTGAAAGCTTTAGGGAAGTGATATGTAAATGGTTTGTAATCTACCTGCCACCAAGTGCGGTAGTAGATAAGATTAGATAAATCATCTTTTACTTCTTCTTCAACCTCTTCCTTGTGAGTAATGCTGCTAATATTATTAATTAATGTCTTAAGGTCATGCTTAAGATCATTATAGTATTGCACAATATTGTTATCAACTAATTTAGATTTAGCTTGAATATCATCAATATTCTCACCATTTCCTAATTGAGATAATAATGTACCTCTAATTATTTGATCAATTGCATTATCCTTCTTGTTGTGAATAACGGCTTTAAGCCTTGACTTACCCCACATATCCATAGTAGTGATGTAATCACAGTGTGACTTTACATTATCCACAAATGTAGTTGATTCTGGCTTTGGGAAATATGGATCAGTATTGAACTGATATACTACTTCCTCACCATCAACTATTTGACGATTGATGAAATGGAATATAACATCAAGTTTACCTTCTTTATACTTCTGTACAAATGTAGGCTTCTTTGCATTTGCTATAACAGCCTTCTTTATAGCATCTGCATGAAAGAATAGAGACCAGATATTTGCCTTCTGATATCTGTTTCTTAAATAGATGTATGGCTTTCCTTCTACTGGAGTGAATCCCCATACAATCTTGTTAGCTACCTTTACAGGGATAATATTCTTCTGTGAATAGCTAAATGTTTTACCAGTTGTTTTATCAGTTACTGTAACTGTTTCAGGCATAGTTTCATTGCCTTTTTCATCTGTCTCAACATAAATACCTTTGTTGATTAAGATTAGATCAATATAAACCTTTTCCATTGTTATGTCCTCCTAAGGTTTTTAATATGTGCAGGATACTCGAGCTGTATACATCCTCCTGACAGATGCACACCCAACGATGGACCAACTTGTTGACTCGTAAGTGGTGTATTATTCACCTCCTTATTCAGTTTAGTAGATATCAGCCAACAACAATACCTACTTCAACCCATCGGGCGAATAGGCACGCTTAAACATATATTATATATTATTGACCCTGGGGTGGGTTTAAAAATGAGGGACTCCTTCATGGTCTTAATCACGGCACATAGTTTTATATCTTTAATAAACACACAACAATCAAAATAAAAATAAAAATAAAAAATCAGCTTCTTAACTACCCAATTTGAATAAAAAATTCAAAAGTTAACATTAATGATTCCAAATAAGCCAAATTAGTGCTATAATATAAATAGGGTATCTTACAGCCCAATTAAATTTTTTTAGTTCTATTCATTTTCCTTAAGATCGCTCTGGCAGGAGCGGTCTTTTTGTTTACATCAAATATTCATCGTGTTATAATAAACATAGGAGGCAGAAACTATGAAATTGACTATGTTTAGTACAGCAATATTTATGTTAATAACTGCATGGGCATTGGATGTCCCTAGGTGGTATAAAATAGTAGCAACCATTATAGCAGTTTTAGACTTTTGGCTAGTGTATATTAAGCTATGGGCTGGAGAGCATGACATCGAATTGGGGGACGACATATGATCTATATAGATAAGAAAAAGATAAGATGCCCTAGATGTGGAGCAAGAACTATTCCGTGTAAAAGTATTAATGAGCAAGAGTCCACATTCTGGGTGAAGTGTTCAAGACCACAATGCAAGACATACATTGACACATATATACCTATGGATTTCCAACAAGATATACATGCAGATGATACGAGATACGTAATGGTAGCAGGAGGATATGGTTCATCTAAAACCACTGTTCTATTTAAGGACGATGAGAAGCATATACTTTTAGTTCCAAAAGGTAGGACATTAATGGGAGCAGATACACTTCCACAGCTAGAGAACACTGCGAAGAAGGATTTTGAAACAGACTTTCCATATGACTTTGTAAAGAAGCTGTCTGTTCAGAAGAATCAGATTACATTCCACAATGGACACGAACTAATGTATAGACCGATGAATGATGAAGGTAACCTACGTTCATTGAACCTAACAAGGTTCCATTTAGTAGAAGCATCAGAAATTGATTTTGAAAATTTCACACAGTTGCAGACACGTCTAAGAAACACTAACGGAGTTGTTTACGAAACTGACGAAGATAACAATATAATTTACACAGAGGACGAGAACGGATTACCGATACCTTTAGTAAAGTGTGACGTAAGACAAGGAACATTGGAAAGCAACCCAGATTCTGGTTGGATTAGAGAGCAGTTTCTGCTAAATAGTGGAAAGGTAGTTGCATATGGAGCATTACCGTTTTATGACATTATAGAGCCTGATGTTAACAGAACGTCTTACATAATTCCAACAGAAGCGAATTACCACTTGCCCCCTGGGTTTAAAAAAGAGATTAGTAAAGGTAAGCCAGGTTGGTGGATAAGAAGATACCTTGAGGGTTCGTTCGAATACGCAGAAGGTTTAGTATACCCTAATATTATTTCGTGTGAAAAGGCACATAAGGATATAGAATTAAGAACTGGATTAGGTGTTAAGTATGCAGTGGGTATGGATTACGGTATTTCAGATAATACACACTTTGTATTCCTGCACATTGATTGTTCTACTAAGATGGTAACTGCATTTGGTGAGATAGTTCTAAACAACAGAAACATACATGATATATGCACAGAGTATTTTAAGATAGTGGACCAAATACCTAGAGGTCAGATGTTAACTCCCGTTATGGATGGACGAAGCTTCTCAAAGAGAACTGATACAGAAAGAGGAGTTATTAGAACAATAGGTCAGATGTTCTTAGCAGAAGGTGCATACTTCAAACCAGCACAAATGGATATTAATTCTAGAATTTTACACCTTAACAGATTTATAGAAGAGGGTAGGTTTCAAATTGACAAGGACATGTGCCCTGGATTATGTTCAGAGATTAATGATTATAAATTCCCAGAGAAGACTCTTGAAAAACAAGGTGGAGCTAATATGGATAAGCCTATAGATAAACGTAACCACGGAGTTAACGCACTAGAATTTATTATGATGGATATTCCATTTGAACTAGACTTTGAGAATTATATAATATATAATAATGGTATAGCAGTGATGGAACAAAGATATAAGGACGAACAAGTTGCAAAAGCAAGAGGTATGTATAATCCTTACGCTGATTCATCACAGCCACAAAGAAGAAGTTCAACACATATTAGAGATTTAGGAGATGAAAGTTTATGGTAATTTTAGAATTGAGTGATTTGGCTAAAGCCTTATTTATACTATTATTTATAGCTATACTTGGTGGTGTCGGTATAACCATTTCTATTATATGTAATAGACATATGGATAGCAGACACGAAAAAGAATTAGCTCAAGAAAAAGATATTGCGATTAAGAAGATGCAACTTGAGTATAGTATTAAAAAACTAGAAGTAGACGCTAGTGCTGTAAAGGTTAACGATCCTAAAAAACCAGAAAAGGCATCAGAGTCTGAACTAGCACAATGGTTTGAAATTATGTCAGACCCAGATAAATTATTTGAAGAAGAACCTGCTAAGAAGGAGGTGAAGTAGTATGAAAAAGATTTTTATTAGTTGCCCTATGAAAGGTAAAGAAAAAGAAGAAATTGAAGAAATGATTGAAGAAATGAAGAAAATAGCTCGTTATGAGTTTGGTCCAAACATTGAATTTATAAATACAATAGTTCAAGATAAACCACCTTATGAAACTAATAATCAAGCAATATGGTATTTAGGTAAATCTATTGAATTATTATCTCAATGCCAAATATTAGCATGTTTAAAAGATATTGACAATTATAATGGTTGTTTTATCGAAAAAGAAATCGCTAAAAGATATGGCTTACAAGTCTTAGAAATTGAGGTGTAATATATGGAACTAAAGGAAATTCTAGAAATATTTCATTATTACTGTTCTGAAAAGGCAGGTTATTCAAGAGTATGTAGACAACTAGATGCTTATGACTCTGGTAACTTCTGGAGTCATGTAAAGGCAAGATTGCCTAAACACCAAATGCTATCTGATACTAACTACATAAACTACATCAAACAAAATCAAGTTAATAGTATATATTCAAGTGGATATATTGCAGATGTTAATGCTCGTTCAGCAGAGGATGAGGATTTAGCAAGAAATATAAATGCATTCTTGGAATATGTGTATGATGATGTTGAGTTAAACCACTATATGCTATTAGCAGGAGATAGAGCTGCACTATTAAATGTAGGTGCTATTTTAATTCAATGGGATAAGGAAAATAAAAAGATTAAACCTAGATTTATAGACACAAGCTGTATCTATTTAGATCCTGCTGTTAGAGTATATCAAGAGGGTAGCGCATTATTCATTGCAGAGATTGTTTCAAGACGTGAGCTTATTAGAACTAATCCAAGCTATAAGGACAAGCTAGGCGAAACTAAAGATAGTGTTAGCTTAGCAAGTTCATCTTACTATGGTGGAGGTTATATAGATTCTAAATCAATTTCTAATAAGGATGACGTAGTTCATCTATTAAATGCATTCATCAAAAATGAAAAAGGCGGAATAGACCAATATATTATTGCAGATGAAAATACTATCTTAGATAGTAAGGAGAACATTAAACCTAATGAGTTCCCTGTAGGTATTTTATACGGATTGCCTCCAGTAAAGGATGTTTATGGATTTAATGTTACTAAGTTATGCTTAAGAAACTGTTTGGCACTTAACCTTTTAGACTCAATGGGTATTACACATATTTATGCACAGCAAAGACGTGCAACTCTTATGAGAAGAGATATAGGTATTAGTGTTGATTACTTATCTGCCAATATCAATAATCCAGATTCAACTATTCCAGTTGATGGTGATCCAACTAAAGCCGTTCATCAACTTGACTTACCAGATTTACCAAACTTCTTAGTCGAGTATAGAAGTAAGCTAGAGGAATCAATTTTCCTAATATCTGGAATAGATCCTATCTATACTGGTAGACAAACTAACTCTGTTACTACAACAGGCGGAGTTGAGCGTGTTCAGCAAAGAGCAAGTTTAACAGATGCTACAAAGATAGCTATGTTAGAACACTTCGTTAAGAACTTAACTAAATTAATATTTGATTTTTATATGGAGTTCGGTGATACATATTCTGTATTCAACAAAGCAAAGCACCCTGCATTAAAAGATATTTATAAGGTTGATTTTGCAGAACTTCGTAAGAAGGAAACTAAGTTTGACTTTAGTATGAATGCATCTCCATACTTGCCAAAGAATAGAATTAGATACGCAGAAGCCGCAACATCTATTATGGAAATGCAAGGTCAATATCAAATGAACCCACCTCTAATTACACCTGAGGAGTGGTTAAAATATCAAGACTTCCCTCAAAAGGATAAGATGTTACAACGTATGGAAGCTCAAAGAGTTCAAGACGATACTCAAGAGATTACAGAGAATGTTGTAAACTTCAGTTCATTAATGCAACAAGGTGTTTCACCAGATGGTGCAATCAAGATGTTAGCAGATGAAAAAGCCATGATGAGAGAGAATCCTAAATTAGGAAATGTAGCGGGTGGTTCGCCACAAGCACAACAACAAGGGCTGTGAGATAAAATCTCACGGCTTTTTTATTGACATTAAATAAATCTTAAATTATAATAAAATTAAGAGGTTCCGTATACCCATAAATACGAGATACAGGAATATGAACCCGCCATTCATATTTCAGAAAAGGAGATAGGCAGATGCAAAACGATAACACACTTGATACTCAATTACAAGATGCTTTTAGTGCATTCCAAGATGGAAGAGCTGGAACACAACCAGCAGGAGAGCCTACTAAGGATCCACAAGGCAAAGACCCTAGCACACAGCAACCACAAAATGATAATGGAGTAGACAATCAAAATCAGCAACAGCAACAACCTGATCAAACTGAAAAGACTAATCAGGCGTTTGCTAAAATGAGAACAGAAAATTCTCAGTTGCAAAAGAAACAACAGGACATTGAACTTGTTGTAAAAGCTATGGGTTATGAAAGTATTGATGACTTTCTAGTTAAGAAAGCTGAAGAGCAGCTACAGCAACAAGCCCAAAAGAACCAAATACCTGTCGGAGTTGAGAAGAGACTTCAAGATTTGGAAAAAGAGAACGAAAGATATAGGCAAAATGAACAGCAAGCAAGATTTAGTAGAGAGGTTACAGATTTAGTATCTAAGTATAATATGGATAAGCCTACATTTGATAACTTTACTAGACAATTAATTGAAGCTGGAATTAATCCTATGGTTAGCGGCATCCCACTAGAAACATATTTCGTTCAGTTCAATCAAGATTATGTCTTCCAACACAGATTAGAAGAGGAGAAGAAAAAATGGGAAGCAGAGTATACTAAAGATAAAAATGCCCCAATTAATACACCCAATGGGTCAATGTTACCAAATTCAAATGATAATAACTCCCCAGATAAGAAAAAGACAGTAGATTGGAAATCATTAGCTGCTAAATATTCTAAATAATAATGGAGGGAATTTATTATGGCTTTTGAACCACAAAACAACTTAAATGCGTTATCAGACAGAATTGGTATTAACGCAATGGTCAACTACTTCAACAAGGAGTTAGGAAATGACATTAATGATCTTGTAATTAAAGATTTCTATGATAAGTATCTATTAGATGCTATCGAATTAGGTGCTGAAAATTATATTTTCCAGCAATATGCTAAACCTTATTATGTTCCAGAGGGACATGAAAATAAGAAGTTAAAGAGATACGGTTCTTTAACTGAACATACTACACCATTACCTGAAGGTATTCCACCTAAATCAGATAAGACTCGTGTAGAAAGCTTCACTGCTACTTACAATGCATATGGTAGATATATGGAATTTACAGACGCTGTAAGCTTCAAGACTATCGACCCAGTTATTGCAATTTATACTGAGAAGTACGGTAAGTTAGCTGTTAGAACAAAAGAGAGATTAGCTCGTAACGAGTTATTACACTCACCTTCAATCTTAGTGCCAGCTGCTGCAGGTTATGTTAAAGGCAGTGCTACATTTACTGGTGCACAATTAGACCACATTATGATTGGTGATCATCTAGAATATAATGACTACAGAGTTATGGTTGCTAGAATGAAGAGAATGCTAGTTGAGCCTCAAGAAGGTAATAACTTCCACTTAATTGGTTCACCAGAAGTTAAGTTTGACTTAATTACTGATCCACTATTAAGGGCATACTATGGACAAATGAATGGTATTTCTGCTTATGCAGATGGTGAATTACCAGTATTATTTAACATTAAGTTCAAGGAAACTATGTTAGATGATTACGCTTATGGTTATGAATTAGCTAACCCAGGTGAATTAGATTCTATTGATTCTAATAATAACCCAACTAAGATTTTAAGAATCTATGCAACTCCAGAAGCAACAACTACTGAAACTACAATTACTAAAACTACTTATTATATTAATGTACCTTCAAGTGTTACAGCAAATAATACAACTAAAGTATTTAGAACAGTAAAAGAAGCTAGATTATCAGATGGTTCTTATATTCCAGAAAAGGTAACATGGGAACTAGACGGTGAAAACGGATTTATTGCATCATTATCAACTTCAACTAAGTGTGATAAAGAAGTAACTGTTATAACTATTGCTGATGGTACTGAATCAGTAACTAGATCTTATGATGTTAATTTAACAGCTGCTGAAGCTGCAGCATTAAAGGCTGAAGCATTTAAGCAAATCCCAATTCATAGATGTATCTTAATTGGTAAGGATGCATTAATTGAAACTGGTATTGAAGGACATACTGATTTCAAAATGTATACTAAACCTTTAGGTTCAGCTGGTGTATTAGACCCAATCGATCAAAGACAATCAATCGGTATGAAGTGTGATACATTAGGTTATTCATTATTAAAGCCAGAAGCAGTAGTTGTATGTTATACAATTCCAACTGGTGCTGTTGATACTAATGATTTAATGTATACATATGGTACAAACGGTGTAGGAGGTAATATTTCTATGAATACTAACTCACATATGATTCCAGGAAATGGATATAAGCAATTACAAACTGAACAAGGTTATAACTCTTATGGTAAGCTTAACCCAGTAACTGGTAATGTTGATACTAACAGATTCAATGTTCCAAAGGGTCAAGTTCCATACTTCAAGGGTTCTGATGAATTCGGTCCAGCTGCAACTCCAGGTAAGGATAGAACAGAATTCCCTGGTGCATCTAATGAAGATGTATTAGCAACTAACGAGCAAAATAGAGACTAATAAAAAGAAAGGAATTTAATTATGGCAAACAATCGCAAGGGATTTAGTGATTTACCCGAAAAGGATGAGGTCATCCAATTAACAGAATCACAACTTCAAACTATGATCGCTTCAGCAGTGTCAGCAGCTTTACAAGCTGCTCCTGCTAGAACAGCTTCTCAAACAGTTGTTAAGGCAAGCGACACACCTAGTAGAATAAAAATAGAAGAGGATTTCAATCGTAAAATGATGGAGAACAACAATCTTGCTGTTAGAATATCTCAAGAGGAAACTGTGTTATATGCTATACCACAAATCTATGGACAATACACAGGAGAAGTTATCGCATCAGTAAATGGGCAGACTATTAAAATCCCTGCTGATGGAGTGCAGCGAAGAATTCCTAAAAGATATGTTCCAATTATCGCACAGTATTTAGCAAACATAGATGCCAAAGTTGCAGCTATGCAAGCTACTACAGGACAATACGGCGGTGTTGCTCAATTAGAGGGAGGAGCTCTATAGCTCCTCCTTATTTTTATAATAAAGGAGGGTAATATATGAAGCTTAGTAAAATAGTCGATGCGGTTAATGCTAAGTCATTTGGAGAAACAAATTGGACTTATGATGACATTTATCCGTATTTTCAAGAAGCTATATCCGAGATAAACGGGGAAATAGAACTATTCAGAAATATTGCTGCAGCTCCTGATATTAGTGAGTCAGACTCTGGCTATGCTAATGCAGAATATACTATGCTTTCTGATACGCATATCCTTAACTATATTGTAACTTATATAGTTGTTGCTATGGATAATGCACAACTTGCAGTTACATCTAGAACACAGACATATGCTTCTCAGTTGGCTAAATATAAACAGCAACTTATTTCTGATTTATATAAATGGATGCCCTTAACACACAAATCTAATAATTTCTTTGATTTAGAATATTCGCCTAATGATTACAAGTTACCTAATCCTGGTAAAGTATGGTATGATGAGTCATTCGGTAAACTTTCTAGTAGAAAGAATATTCTAACTGGCGAACATATGAAGGTTCCTACAACTGGAGTCAAAGCAGAAAATCCTTATGGTTATTTAGTTCCTGCTAAACCAGATGAAGAAATTAAAGAAGGTTTACATAGATATAAGTATATATTTATACCATTTGATGATTTCAGATCATATTATAGACCTGTTGAAGTATTTATTGAAATGAGAGGTTATGATGTTGATTTCGATGTTCATATCGATCAAGTAGATGATATAGGCTATATTAGAATAGATGATACTGAAATTACATCAAGAGAACAGTTGTTTGCATATGTATGGGACTATATGAGTGATGGAAAACATCATGCAGTTATTGGTTCTTATAAAGATGGTAATAATGTTTATACATATGTATTTACTAGAGCTGGTTCAAATATATTTGCTCACTATAATAGTTTAATGTATACTTTAACATCTGCAACTGAGGCTACTTTAACAGACATTATGACAGAAGCAGAAGGTTATGAACACTATGCTCCTAAACGTTTAGAATTATTATCAAATGTAAATGCAAGCACACCTAATAATAGGGTTACATTATTTGCTAATGATAATGGCACAGCTGCACAAATAAGTGTAGATGAATTAAGGGATAGAATAGTGCGCACTTCTGAAAATGGAGTTCCTTCCAATGCGCAAGTAAACCAATATATTTTAATTAAAAAAGATTAATAAAGGAGGAAAAATATATGGCAAATACAACAGTCAAAAGACAATATACAAAATTAGTAAATGATAGTAATGATTTAGAAATCGAACACTTTGAAACTGATGCCGATATAGTTTTAGTTGAAAAAGGTAGTGGCAAGTATCAAGGTCAGGCAAGTAATGTTCAGGATGCATTAAAAGAAGTATATACAATGGCTCAAACTGGTGGAGTTACTGGTGTAAAAGGTGATGCAGAGGTTAATTACAGAACTGGAAACGTTAGTTTAACAGCTGCCGATGTTGGTGCAGTTTCTAAAAGTGATATAGGTTATGTAGAAATTTCAGATACAGGTGCTACTTTAACTGATGCACAAAAATTAGAATTAAAAAAGAAACAATGTGTAGTTCATGTGACTAATAGTGGTGCTGCTAGTACATATTTTTATAAAGTAGGCGGCTTAGAAAATGACTCTTGGGCTACTTTTGTAAACTATTCAGGTGTTGCTCTTGATAATTCTTATTCTGTAAGTACAAGATATCTTAGATGGTATGAGGGTAGTGATACTCCAAATAAATTTGAATATGATGAATCAAATGTTATTTTTTATAGCACGACATATATTAATACTGCATTAAATGCTAAACTAGATAAGAAGCCTGATGGTACTAATGATCTAATTACAAATAATAAGATAGCAGTATCTTACTTGCCAGATATAGTTTTAGGTCAATTAGTATATGGTGGTACATTCAATGCTTACACAGCTTCAGCTTCATTATCTAATAATGCAAAAACAAAGTTAGGTGTAGCTTCAGCAACAACTTCTATCACTTTAACTAATGGTTCTACATCCACTGTAACTACTAGTGCAGGATATAACAAATGTGAAGGTATATTCTTTGTAGTATCTACTGCAGGAAATTTTGCTAGTTTAGGTTTAAAAGTCGGAGACTGGCTAATATCTACTGGATCTGAATGGAAAAAAATTGATAATACAGATGAAGTTACAAGTGTAACTGTTGCTGCAACTGGTCCAGTAGTTTCATCAACTGCAACTAGCCAAACTGGTAATGTTTCAACAACAATCAGCTTAGCAGATAATTATGGTGATACTAAAAACCCTTATGCTTCAAAGACTAAAAATTATGTATTGGCTGCACCATCAAGTGCAAACGGTGCCCCATCATTTAGAGCATTAACTGCAGCAGATATTCCTAATTTATCATCTATATACCAACCACTAGATGCAGATTTAACTGCAATAGCAGGTTTATCAGGAACAAGTGGATTATTAAAGAAAACAGCAGCAGATACTTGGGTTTTAGATACAACATCTTATTTAACAGGAAACCAAGCTATCACAGTTACTGGAGATGCTACTGGTAGTGGTACAACTTCTATTGCATTAACACTAGCGAACAGTGGAGTAACAGCAGGTACATATTCAGCAGTAACAGTTAACTCTAAAGGTCTTGTAACTGCAGGAGCAAAAACTATTGAATTTGGAACATCAGGTCAAACAACACCAAGTGCATCTTTAGCTATAGGTGGAATATTCCTAAAAAAACTTTAATAAAGGAGGTCTTATTCAATGAGTAATAGACCATATGTAAAAAATCAAGATGGCACATTTAGTGATATGGCATTAGATGCAGAAACATTAGCTGGTGCCTCAAAAGAAACATCGCTAACAAATAGTGATACTAAAATACCTACTTCGAAAGCTGTAAAAAATTTTGTTGAGGGTAAGGGGTATACAACAAATACAGGTACAGTTACAAGTGTAAGTGCAGGAACAGGTTTGTCTATTAGCGGTACATCAACAGTTAATCCAAAAGTTAATATTGATAGTAACTATAAGTTGCCAACATTAGTAGAATGGGGTTCTAAACAAACATTAATAGAAAAAAGTCTTTACAATATTGGAGCATATGATAGTTGGGTAGTAAATAGTGATGGTACAGTCACTATTACAAGACAAACTGGATATGTTTATAGTGGAGATATATCAAGTGCAGGTTATGAAGGAACAACAGGCGGAAACAAACGTTTTAAAATTTTAACTAAATTTACTCTTCCTGGCGACCATAATAATGCTAATATAATATGTAATAAATATACTTATTCTCCAGACCCAGTTTCTCATTGGGATACTGCTTCCGATAAAACAATATGTATATATGGTAATGCTATATATGTTATTGATAATGATTATTCTAATGGAGCAGAATTCAAAGCGAGTTTAAAAGACTTTCAATTTGAATATAAATTAAGTTCTTCATATACAGAAAAAGCAATTAGGAATATCCCATATTATGATTCTCATAATAAAGAACCTGTATTATTGTGGGAAAACGGAAGCCCTTCAACTACTTTTACAGGAGGAACAATAAATTTATCTCAAGCAAAAAGTAATTTTAAGTTTATAGTTGTAGCTTATATTTCACAAAAAGGAGGTAACTATTATAAATATGGTAAGGTTCCTTCTGGTTCACAAATAATGTTAGATTATGTAATAGCAGAATGGACTAATGGTGCCCCAAGAAGAAAAGTGCTATCAAGACCTCTTTATTATAATTCAGATACAAGTTTTAATGTTGACCACTGTTATGGAGATGGCGATTTCTTTGATGACTATGTTATACCAGTCGCAATCTATGGAACTAATTTATAGGAGGAAATAAACAATGCAAGAACAAGAAAAGAAACCAAGTAAAATGGTAAAAATAATTTCAAAATTTAATTGTCAGTCATTTCCTCTTGATGAAACTGCTATCGAGGTGTCACTTGAAGATTTAGAGCAAATGGGTATCACAAAGTGCTTTGATGTAGAAAATAATTGTGTTATTGATTATGATAATACTAAAGATGTAAGAATTAAAGAAATCAACGAACGCATAGTCGAATTGAAGCAACTACTTGCACAAAGTGATTATCGTGCTATTAAATATGCTGAAGGAATGTATACCGAAGAAGAATATGCTCCATATAAGGCACAACGTAAAGCATATCGTGATGAAATCAATCAGTTAGAAGAGGAATTGTCTACACTATGTCAACAGTAATTTATATAAAAACAAAGTATAATAGGAGATGTAAGAAATGAAAAATTTAATAAATAAACTTATCAATGGTCGTAAACTTATTTTAAATACTTGGATATGTTTATGGATTTGCTTAATAATATTAGTTATCATGAAATATTGTTTTGGAATTTGGTATCCAATAGTGATCAAGAATGAATCATTATTAGCCTTTAATAATTACATAGATAGCTCATGGTTAAAATATTTAATATTATCATGCTTGTATTTAATAAATACTAATTTGGTATATTTAACATGTGTTAAAAGAAAATTTTACACGAGTATAGCAGAAGGTATTATTATGAATGTGTTATTTATATCCACTTATGTAATTAAAATATATACTGAATTTGCAGTAATAGGTGAGATAATATCAATGGTAATTATACCTATAATTGTTTTATTAAAAGAAGATAAGGTATCTAGTAAATGGATATCTATAGTATATCCTATAATAATACAAGTATTAGTAATGCTATGGCAATTACAGATGCTATTTATAAGAAGTTTGCCTATAGCGTTTGATGACATTGGAACTTTATTTATTACAGTTGCACAACTGGATTATTATATTTTCTTATTAATATTATGGATAGGGGTGAGTACAATGGGTCTAGCTGGTATTTGGTTCTTTTGTAAGGACGTCACTAAATTAAAAGCTTATAAAGAGCAAGAGTTAGCAAAAGAATATCCTGACATGGAAATTGTTAAGAAAATTGATGCTAAAATTGCTAAGTTAGAAGAGAGTAAGTAATGTATAAATATATAGTCAAAGATTGGATAGTTTATATACTATACAACATATGTTTACTTACAGCTGCTTATTTTCTAAATAGATTTTATCAAATGCTAATATTTATATTATGTTATGAGCTTATACAAAATGGATTTAATTATAGATTCCATGCAGATTCAATAGAAAAGAATCCTGTTAAAGCTGTAAGATTGTGTAAGCTTATAACAATAGCAGTAGAATTATTATACTTATTTCTATGCAATAATTTAGATGTATCAATGTATAGTAATTTATTAATTATATTTTTAATAGCATTTGTTAATTGTATTTTAGAATTCTCATTAGAAAACTTCATAATAAATTACGATAGTTTAAAAGACAAAGATACGTTATTATTACTATGTAATAAGGCATGTTTAACTAAAAATGCAACAGATAGAATGATAATGAAATACATAGATAATAGGACATATCAAGAAATAGCTGATATTGAAAATGTTGATATAGATACTATAAAGAAATCTATTAACAGAAGTAGAAAGAAAATATTTAGAAACCGAGATTAATTTCTCGGTTTTTTATTTTGTCTACTTTTTGTCAACTATTCAGTAATGCTTTTGATATTTAAAATAAAAGTGAAATTAAATAAAGGAGGCATTACTATGCAAAATTTTAATAACCCTTATACAGCTCCTGCACCTAATATGTATAACACTAGATACAATCAATATGCATTTGTTAATGGTATTGAAGGAGCAAAATCATTTCAAGTACAGCCTAATCAATCTATGATGCTGTTAGATTCAGACAATCCTATTATATATAAGAAGTCTGCTAATTCTTATGGACAGGCAACTATAGAGTATTTTCAAATGATACCTATCAGTGAGCAAGATGTTCGTAATATATTAACTCCACCTATGCCCGAATATGTTCTTAAATCTGATTTTGATAAACTAATGGCTAAAATAGATACATTAGTTTCTAAGAAAGAGGTTGATGACAATGCCAAATCCATTTAATATTCAAAATACAAATCCAAATATTCAATTACAAAATGTATATAAAATGTTAACGCAGTCTAAAAATCCAATGGCATTATTCCAACAAATGGCTGCACAAAATCCAAACTTAAAACCAATATCTGAATTGTTGAGAAGTAGAAGTCCACAGGAAGTATTTAATATGATGTGTAGACAAAGAGGCGTAGACCCTCAACAGTTTTTAAAATCAATAACTGGTTAATAATAGTTTTCTAGAGACTATTATTATAAAAATCTATGAAAGGAGAAAGCTGACTATGGAAGGAACAGGAATTACTCCAGTAATGGACGTTAATCATGGTTATGGTTATGGTGATGGTTTCGGATTTGGTGGTGGTTCAGGATTATGGTTATTTGCTATCCTTGCTTTAATGTGGGGCGGTAATGGTTTCTTTGGTGGAAATGCAGGAAATTCTAATGCTATTCAAGCTGATGTAAACCGTGGTTTTGATAACCAAAATCTACAAGCACAAACTAGAGATATTTTATCTGCAGTAACATCTGGAACTGCTCAATCTGTTGCTGCTACAAATCAAACATTCCACGATATGCTTTTCGCATTTAACGACAAGTATAATGAATTACAAAGAGATGTAGCTGGTTTAGCAGTAGGTCAAGCTAATTTATTAGCTAAAGAAAATGAATGTTGCTGCGCAAATCTTAGAGCAATAGACGGTGTAAACTATAACAATGCTATGAACACTGCTGCTATTAAAGAAACTATTGTTGCAGAAAATCAAAAGACTCGTGATCTAATTACAGAGAACAAGATTGAAGCAATGCAAGCTAGAATTAATCAATTAGAATTAAATCAAGCTGTAGCAGGTGTTGTTCGTTATCCTAACCAAACTACATATACAAGTGGCACAAACCCATTCTGTAATTGTGGCTGTGGTTGTGGAAATATTTAATAACCTCGTTGGTATGACATGTTGTCATTTATAGGGAGAATTGACAATGTCAGTTCTCTCTTTTATTTTATGAAAGGAGAAACTATTATGAGTAGAAATTTAATTTATATGACTACAACTACAAATGCTTCCGTTTTAGCAAATGGAGTTGTGCCATTAACAACTATTCAAAGACGTGATGGATGTGCTTTACAAGACGGAACTAATAGTATAATTTTTAGAGCACCAGGATATTATAAAGTAAATGGTTCTATAACATTTACTGCTCCAGAAGCTGGTGATGTTACAATCGTTGCACAAAAGAATAATACTAATATTCCAGGTATAACTGCTTCAACTACAATTACAACTGCAGATACAGAAGTAAGAACAATTAATATTAATGGAATAGTTAGAGTATTCTGTAGTGAAAAAGGTTCATCATTAACTCTTGTAAATAGTGGTGTTGCTATTACTGTTCAAAATGTTTCATTAGACGTTGAATATCTTGGATAAGAATTTTGAGTTTCTAGATATATTAACTATATTGTCATTTGTAATAGGTATTCAAAATTTAGAATTAAATGAACAGCAAGTTAATAGTCTAGATACTCACCTTAAAGAACAAGATAGTATATTAATAAATGAACAGAATAGTATGTTAAGAACCATTATTGAGCAAAATAAAGAAATAATAAAATTATTAAAGGAGAAAAACAATGCATAAGAAAATATTAAAAGATGTTTCTGATGAGAAACTACGAGAAATGTTTGATGATATTTTAGGAATGATTAAAGAGACAAATCATGAATTGCACGATGATATTGAAATCTATCTTTATAAAGAGACTTATGGTTGTCACTTTAATGCATGGATGCTAGAGTGTGCTACAAAACATATGATAAATGAAGATGGCACAACAGGACCTCATTGGAGTTTAGAGCAAACTAGTAGTGTTGCTAAACAAAATAATTTAAGGTTAGAAACTTATAATGAATATGATTGGAATTATGTAATGAACATGCTATATTCTGATTTCTATGGTGTAGTTTCTAATGATGTAAATACTTATTATAGATTGGCTAAAAACTTTTTAGACGATAAGGATGCTCCAGAAGGTAAAGCATTAAAATATTATTTAGCAATGAAAGACTAAGGCACATTAGTGCCTTTTTATTTACATTCATAAACATTTATTATATAATTATCTTATAAGAGGGTGATGCTATGTCTAACTTTTACATTATACTTTTAGTAATTATTTTGTCCCCAATAGTGGCAATATGCATAGTCAATAACACCGAAGACAATTAAGGAGGAACCAACATGCCAATCAATAATTCTTATAGTCAAACTCCAAAAAGGATATTTACAAACAAACCTTTTATCAAAGGTATGAATTACACGAATGCTGATCTAGAACCATATGTTTGTAGGGCAGTTGCTAATTTAGAATTGGAATCTTCAAACTCTGCCACTAAAACAAGAATGGGTATTAATAATAATATTATAGGAAAATTAGGAGAAGTTCCTTGTAAATTTTATAATAAAATAATTCTATTTAGTAATCTTATAAGTGAATACGAATATGAGCATAATATATATGATTTTAGTTCTACTAATTTTGGATTTAGAGTGTTAGATTCAGATAATAAAGAATGCGATTTATGTAATACTATATATTCTAATAATACTGAACTAAATTGGGTACTAAATGACTTAGATCCTAAAGGAGACGTTGGGCAATCAATTAATGGTCTTAAGTTATTTATATTATGTGCAGATAATGGTATTATTCCACATTGTATAAACCCCGAAGATTACTCAATAACATTTTTTAGTATTATAGCAAATTCAAGTGCCCTTGTATATAAAGGAATGCTTAAAGCATATTATCATTCCACTGCTAAAAAAATTATACTAAGTAAAATTATATTTAATCAGGTTGATATTAATAATGTTAATACATATGGTGTTAATTTAGCATCACCTAATCCGCAAATATATAAAGACTATGTTCCATTTGCAGAACACGACTTCTATAAAGATTATATGGGTATAAATAATTCGAAAGATATAAAAAATGTTATAGCTATAGAAACGGTTGCATTATATGATTCAGAAGTGGCTCCTAGTCCTTATGCAACTATTTCTGCCAATGCCAAAATGCTATATGGCATAAATGCATCAGATACTGAACATGATGTTTATATAAGACCTTATTATGTTATGCCGTATGGGCATTATGGCGCAGTTATAACTGCTAATAATAAATACGGAACTAAATTATATTATGATTTTACAAATAAAACATTTAAATATGGCAATATGATAACATCTAATGTTAATGAATCATATAACATATCAGTTCCTACAAACAATATAAGAACATCAAATGATACATTAAGAAATACAATAAAAAATGAAGAAGTTACTGTAACTAATTATGATTTACCAGATTTAAAACTTATTGCATTTAGTGCTAATAATGAAGTTGTAGAACCTTCTAATGCCTCATTCGATTTACAGTTTAAATTAAAAACACAAGCAATAGATATATATAAATGCAGTGGAAATGGTACAGACAGTAATATTACAGGATCATACACATATAATCTAACAACTACCAAACTTACAGCGCATGCACATACTCTATTAAATTCTCTAGACAATACTAGTATAACAGAATCATCCAGCACTATAAAGCCATTTATTTATAGTGAACAAGAAGGTATGTATATTAATAAGCTATATATAACTAAAGAACCTACATCATTTGACAGTGATGGTACCTCTTATAAAATAGCACTTTTAGTTAAAAAACAAATAACTGTATATAACCCTACCTATACTACATCAACTTCTGGTATATCTGCAAGTATAACTGGTTTCCCATCCGCTATAAAATTATATAGATATCCAAATAATGACGGTGATTACGCAGGAGATGATTATACACCTGTTAGACATGAACTCCAATTTACTAAGCAAGGTACAGATTCATATTCAGTTACATTTAATTCAATAGAATCATATTTAAATGGCTACAAAATTACATACACTCTGGATTATAAAGTTTTATATACTTCCAATGTTAGTGATAGCGTGATAGAAGATTGGATAAGTGATATTATTGGTGAAGTTTTAGCGGCAGATGATAATGATTCCGCTTATATTAAAGTAGATGTGGGTAATTCCGATGCAACATTATATAGAAATCTTCGTATATATGATTTTGGAATAACATCTAGTCAACTAAATACAACAATATTTGGTAGCACTAGTTATACTAATAATTTTACATTTGATACTGCAACCGAAATAAATGGACTAACAATATCTGTAACAAATACTCGTAATGTTATTAGTTCTGTATCTGGTGCTATGACAGAGATTGTTACAGAAACACAAGCTACTTATAATAATTTATTTGAATCTTTATGTGAGCGTATAAAATATAATAACGATAGTTATGATTATGACACAGATTTTACAGCATTATCATTTACTCAATTAAACAATGCTTTATTTTTTGGAACAGCAGATAATATATCTAAAGATATAAGTGTTAGATTTAATACAACACGAGAAGATATAAAAAGTGATTTTGTGTATGTTGTACAAGAATCTAATAATACTAGACACTTTAATATACCTATTAGCCAATATGCAATAAGCACCGTTGATAGTAGCAGTATTAACATTGAACTATTTGAAATTATAAATTCTACTGAAAATGCATACTCATATATAGACTATAATAAAATAACTTCAAAATTATATAGTATCCGTATAGATGGCACAGCATCCATAGAATATGATAAAAGTGATATACCAAATATATTTAAGTCATCGGCACTAAATATATGTAATCACTTAGGACATACTGTTGTGTGGGATGGTAGTAATAATAATTCATTATGTTATTCAGCATATGGTGACCCATCATATTTTCCAGCTAATTATATTATTACATTAGATAACCCTATTGTATATGCATATCCTCATAATGGTAATTTAGTTATATTTACTACTGATGATATTTATTTATTACATAGTGGAAATGTCCCATCAACAAATGATACTGATGGTAGAGAAATTCCATTCACTCAAACGTTAATACAAGCAAATACACGTTTAGGCAAAGCAAATATAAATACAGTTAGGTCTATAGGTAAAGATGTATTCTTTATCAATAACAATAATAAAGGATATCTAATAAAACCTAATAAGTATGTTAATAATGCAGCAGACGTATATATGATTAAAATGACAAGTCAAATAGATGATTTATTGGACAACCCATTCAATTATGCCATAGAAAGATTCTATAAATGGAATAAAGTTGGTTATGACACCATAACTAGTTTATCTGTTAAACCTGTCACTATGACATTATCTGAATTTAATACACTTAAATCAGATTGGGCAGGTCAAATATTAGAACCTAATAAATCAGAATGCTATGTATACGATGGTGATACTATATACATAAATACTGTTGGATACCGTTTTTGTGATATTGATACTCCAGAATTAAGTAGTAATGACAGATTATCAAATACTGCTAAACAAGTTTTAAATCATATAATAACTAATGCTAATTCTATTACATTTTTAATTAGTGGGGATGTAGATAATCCTAATTCAGAAACTCCAAGACAGCTAGTATATGTATTTGCTACAACGCAAACAAATGTAATTTCTATATCGACTACTATGTTGTATAATGGTTTAGCTAAATTTTATAATGAGAATCATGATAAAACATCTAATAATTACTTAATAAATAAAAATTTAATGGCATATAATAACGCACTAGTGAATAAACGAGGAATTCATAACGATGCTGATTATACAGAAGGACAATATACTTATGCATCAAGCGTAGCTATTAATGATATGTATACTTATAAATCAGAGAATTCTTGGATATCAAATACTAATAATTTATACGTGTATACAACTAACAGTTATATATACATATTTCAAGCAATGCATCTAGGCTATAAACAAAGCTTAACAATTATATACAAATATAGCATAGATAATAAAACTTGGACATCATATGATATTCCTTGGTATATACTACCTACTGATATAGCCAATGATATAAATATGATGGGCTTTAAAATGCTTACTGCTAATGATAACTTATTACACATACCATCTGTTGCAAGTTTTATAAATAGTAAACAAGATGTTATATATACATCATATTTAGGAACAAAAGATAATTATTCTTTAACAAAAAACGAAACTGTTACAGCAAAAGATATAAATGTATATTTTGATTCTGGTAATCAATCAATATCAATAATGAATGATAAGTTATTCCGTGAAATTAAATTATCAGTCGGTCCATTACCTGACAGTTTATTAAATATGAATTATTCTATAGATTTATATACAGATGGTAAATTGGTAGTTCCTAATCAACTAGCCACATGTAATTTACATTCACATAACACACCGTTTAATACTCATTATAAAGGTAAACAAGAAAATGTTAATGGTTTCCAAAAAATAACATTTTTCGCACCAGCAAGAGGTAGAATTCCTAGAGTTGTGTTCAGCTTAGATTGTAAATCAGATGTAAATATATTAGAATATGCAATAGTTTACATGCAGCTTAATGCAAAATAGTTTTCATTTTAATTTTATTATGTTATAATAAACACAGGAGGATATATGAAATGAAACTTATACTACATAAAAATAATATTTATTTACCATTAGGAAATAATGCAGTTATTGATAATGCAAATTTTACTATAATAGTCAAAGATAATATAAATCTAAATGATTATACACAAGTTGTATATATTAATAATAATCCTTTAGAGTTTAATACATCATTTTCTATTAATATTAAACAGTTATCAGGTGCATATTTAGAGTTAAAAATAGTATTAGTAAACAAATATACTAATGAAACTATAATTTATACATCAGACAAAATACCTATCACTCGTGCTGTAGTATTAGGATTATCTAGTAATGAGTGGTATCCTTCTACTATAAGCAGTATATTAGAAAGACTGGCAGTATTAGAGAGTTCTACAAATAGTAATTTTGAATTGGTATTTAATGCAATCAGAGAATTAAAAAATAAAGGAGATGTGTTATAATGGGATTTTTAGATTTGATACAAAAATTTGTAAATGAAGGTTGGGCAGCATTAGCTGGAACAGGAGTATTTGGAACTTTAGCAACATTCCTATTAATTAAAAATAATAAGAATGCTAAAGAGTTAGTTAATAAGAATACTATAATAGATGCTCTTACTTCAAAAATAGAAACTATAAGTGCAGACTTAAAAGAAGCATTAACAACATTAAAGAATTCTAATGAAATAGTAAGTGCTGTTATTGATTTAATTCATGTTGCTTATGCAGGATCCAATTTAGATGTAGCTGTTAAATTACAACTACAAAAGATTTATGATAAATGCCCAGACGCATTATCCGATGTTAAAGATAAATTATTATTAACATTAGAAGAAAAACCTACAGAGGAACAAATAGAAGAAGTAAAAGCAAATGATACTGATACTGCTGTGAAAGCTATTATGGAAAAGTTAAAGTAGGTGATATTATGCCTGCCGAGTTAAAGAATAAATTACTAATAACAAAAATCGGATACACATTATTCTTTTTAGTAATTCCTATACTTATAGTAAACGACACATATCAAATATTCACAGATAGACCTCCAGTTATTCGTATAACTGGTGGACTTATCATATCTATCTTTATATTATTTTACTTTTTAAAAAGCTTAATACGTAAGTTTTTAGCGTGGTTAAGCCCAGGTCCATTTAGAATAGTAGTTACTTCATTGTATAAATCTGCTCCTTTGATATTAATAGTCTGTATTATGTGGGCTTCATTAGAAGCAATACATACATTTGTTAAATGCTTTACATGGGTATCTGCCTCCCTAGTAATAGCCAATATAATAGATGCTTTTGATACAGACTATTCACAGGAGTATCAAGAATTAAAATTGGCAAAACGTCAAGACAAATTAAGGAGCAAGTATAACATATGAGATTTACAGCAAAAGTAATTCCTTATTTATTCTTACAAATTATTATACTATCATTAATTGGTATTAACGATTTGTATAGAGCAAATTGGGATCCAGGCAGATTAAGTGATTTAGGATTTTGGATAGATTATTTTACTACACTATTAGCAACTATCATATCATTCTTTTGCTGGGCTAATATAAAAATAGATGCATATTTATTAGAAGATCAAATATCTAATACAGTTCCTGTAGCACGTAAAACTCATTTAGGAACAATGGTTCAAACAAAGAGACAAACATTAGATGCTCTTATTGTTAAAGAAAAGAAACCTTCAATTAAGTATTGTATAGAAGAGCTTAATTATGAAGAAAAAGAAAAGAAGTTCAATTTCAAGTATACTAATAAATTAAATAAAGCAAGATATAGTAGATTTAGAAATTGGAAAATATTTAGGAAGCACTATAATAGAAAAATAGAAACATATGAAGAATATCTTAGTACAAGATGGCAACATGATAATCTTAAATATTATAAAATAAAATATGTTGCAATAACTGAATCATATATAGTTAATGGTGTAAATATAAATTCATCTAATAATTTCCGTAAGAAACCAGATACTAGAACAGCTAGATTAGTAAAAGATAATTATCACAAGTGGTTATTATCAATAGGCTATATGTTATTCTTTACAAGTATGGCGTTTACACTTATGGAAGATATTAGTCCTGTGATTATATTTACAATAGGTATACGTGTTGTGAACTGCGTTATACAAGCTATAATGGGTTTACGATATGCAGATACATATGTTACTACAAAAGTAATTCCAGAACTAGATGATAGAACATCTATAATGGAATATTATATTAAAGGTAAGCCTGGGTTTGATAGACAATATGATATCGAACAGGCTAAAAAGCTAGCAGAAATTGAAGCATTAGAAAAGGAGGTTGAGCAAAATGGCAAACAGCAAATTGAAAACCAGATCGTATGAAAATTCTGATACAGGCGGATTTTGGAAGGGATTTGGATCAACTTTTAATCCATTATATGGTGGTAGTTCTATTGGAATGGTATCTGGTCCAACAAATACAGGCATATTATCCAAAGAGCAATATGATACATTCCAAAAGAAACTTGAATCTATTGCAAATGCCACAATTAAAAAAGGAAGCAAACTTACTGATTCCGAATTAAAAGATATTATAGGAGAAGAAAATTGGGCTTGGTATCGTGATGATAACTTCGATGAGTTATATAATCAATTTGTATCTGATAATTATGATATGCTATTAGGTGATGAAGCTCAACGTAATTATAAACATCAAGATACAGAATGGGCAGTTAAAGCATGGTCTGATGCTATGGCTGCTGCTGGAGCTGGTAATCAACAAATAGAAATACCTACTGCTGGAACATTAGGTGCTGATTATCAAGCAATGCTAGATGCTCAAAATCAAGCAAGTGATATAGCATATCAAACTGCTATGGATGAATTAGCTCGTTCCGAAAATGAAATGTATAGAACTTTGGGTATGACTCAAAGACAAATGGAACGAGATATAGCAAAACGTAGACAACAAGCTTTAAAGTCTGGAATGTCCACTGCACAGTTAGCAGCACAGGAACAACAAAATCTATTAGCTGCACAAACTGGTGCTACACAAATTGCCCAACAATATGCAGACCAAAGATATAGCACTATTAATCAATTTGCAGGTGCACACGCTCAAAACTATGCTAATGCTTTACAACAACAAATAGGCTGGAATCAACAAGCTATTATGGCTAACCAAAATGCTAATAACACATGGGCTAATACAATGGCTAATGCTTATGCACAGATATATGCATCTGATGCCAATCTAAAGGCTTTAGAAAAGAGTTAGAAATAACTCTTTTTTATTTTATCTAATTCAGTTATAATATAACTAAAGAGGTAATATAATATGGCAGGTTATAATAATTACACATACAATAGAGGTTTAGAAAGTCTACGTAATAAAGTCGATCAAAGAATATATCAAAAACGAATGCAACTTATTCAAGAAAGAAAACAAGCTAAAAGCGTTCGTAGTATGTTTGATATATTTTTTAATGCTGAAGCAAGAGAACGTGCTGGTGGAGATAACTGGTTTGAAACTACTCTTAATGCAGCAGGCGAATGGTTTAATCATAACTTTGCAGAATGGTTTAGAAATCCAGCAAGTGGCTTATTAAATAATCTTAGTGCAATAGGTAGTGATTTAGATTATGCTGCCAATTTAATTAAAGCACCATTAATTGCTATGGCTAAAGGTGAAGATGTAGGCGAACGATTAAAAGATGCTTATGGTTTAGGAACTAAAGGTAGAATAGACCAGAATATGTCAGAGCTTCGTGAAGTCTTAGGTGCTGATAATCCTGGTGGAGAAATAGCTGTTACTACAGGTTTCGGTGCATTATCTGGTGCAGAGATAGGTTCAAAAGGTGGACCTTTAGGAGCATTAGTTGGTGCAGTAGTCGGAGCAGGTGTAGGACTTATTAACTCCTCTATTGATGTAGGCGTTAGAGAATCTGGAACTGATAACTCGTTTTTAAAAGGAACTCAAACAGTATGCAATACTATATCAGATATGATTATGGAATATGGAGCAGATCCTGCTAACTTTTTTGGTGGTATAGGTAATATTGATGAGTTCAATAAAACTAAAGAATTAACTAAAGATACTGTTAAAAACTTAGCTGAAAAAGAACCTGCTTGTTTAGATGCTTTTAGAAAATCTACTAAAGGTGAAAGAGCATTTAAGTCTAATGAAATACTAGCAGTTGAATACCATAGAGCTGCACAGTTAGCACAAGAGCCTATTAAAAAAGGTAATAAAGAAATTATTAGAACTGCTGAACAACAACGTAAGTTTGTTGAGAAGCGTATTAAGAGTGTAATACATTCCTATATGAATGGCGATAAAAAATCATTTACTAAAAATATTATTGATACTGGCATAGGTAAATATTTATCAGATGATGAGAAAGTATTAACTCAACAAATAGACAGTATTTATAAAGTGCTACGTCAAGAAGCTAATATGTCTAGGGTTGGTAGGTTCACTGCATTTATAAATAACTTTGATGCAGATTTTGCAAAGACTTTATATAAAGGAACTGTTCCAGGTCTTACTATTAATATGGCTAAGAAAGCTATAGTAAAAGCACATGATAGTTGGGAAGCTGCCTTATTGAATGTAGCAAAGCAATATGAAAAAGGAGATATTGTTACTCCTACTTCTATACCACATAAAGATGGCATATTAGAAAAAGCGGCAAAACAACATTACTTTAAACAATTTGATGAATTAGGAATCAAATATAATATTACTGATGATATGTCTGCAAAGCAAGTTGCAGAAGCATATGAATCAATGTCAAATGGTATTATTATGTTTAATACTAACAAACAATATAGAGAAGCTAAAATATTACAAGGCATTAAACGTAATTTAGTTTTAAAGAACGACTATATTAGTATTAAACTTGGTGATGCAGAAGATGCTATAAAAAGATTAAATAAGCACAATCAGTCTTTAATAAAATTATCTGAAGAAGATATTAAATATAATGTTGATACTATATTAAACTTATTCTATTTTGAAGAAGGTATTAGATTTTTTGAAGATACTATTTATAATCCTTCTACATTTAAAGGTGATGTTAAAGACATGCTTAATGTAGTTGAACATATTATAAATGAAGCTAATAAAACTGTTACTAGTAGTGCTGATTATAAATACAAAACACTTATAGATAAAATATCTAACACTACATTCAAGTGGGATGAATTCAATAATGATGTTGATAAATTTTATAATGATAAACTGCATGATGCTGTTTTAGCTGCATTAAATGAACAGGCATTTAGAGATATGGATACTGAAGCAAGACAACGATTCCTTGATGATATGGATGCCATAGTAAATAGACAAGATATCATTACTAAAGAAACTATTGATCGTATAAATAGTTATATAGATAACGGTAGGATTAATTACGAATTAAAAGAAATATTAGCACAATATAAATATGGTTCGATATCTAGTGATGCTTTATCTGATGCTACTGCATTATTACATGGTTATAATGATGTAGAAGAACTAACTGACAATATACAAACATATCAAAATTTTTATAAAGAAGCTAGACAAGGTGCATTTATCAGACAACGATATACACAATATAGTAAGGCTATAGATAATACTGAAAATGTTATTAAAGAAGCAGAGTCACGTTCTAAAGTAGTTTACGATGCTGCTGCTAAAGATAGTGATAAGCTACAAAGATTAAGAGATATTCATATTAGTGATTTATATCAAGCCGCAGCTAAACAATATAAAGAAACTGGAAACATTTCTGATGATTTAATTAAACAACTATCTGAATCTACTTTAGGCGTATTAGAAGAATTAGCAAGAAAATTAAATGAGGTTAATCCTACATCATATGATATAACTATGACTGAATTTGGAAAAGTAGGAAAAGGCTCTACACAAATGTTTAACATAATATCTCGTTCTAGAATTAAAAAGCCATCTGATATTACTGATATGACAGATGAACAATGGTTCTTAAAAAATTTCAAAGAACATATGCAAAAAGCATTAGATATAGATAGAAATTCAGATGTTAAATTTAGATCGGTTAAACGTAACTTAAATATAACAAATAAATATTTGCAAGATAATTCTATTTTTTATATGACTTTGTCATCATTACAAAGTGCTATGCTTAATTCAAATGAGCATAGAAGAATATCAAAAAATATTATAGATTATATTATGGGCAACACAAATGAATTAGATAAGTCTATTATAGGTGCATTTAATTCACAAAAACTAAATATTAAGTTAAGTAAAGATGCTACTAAGGATGTTGATTTAGCTGAGTTTGTTGATATGTTAGATTCTATTAAAAATAATCTAGGCACAAGTTCTTCTAAATTATATAATGAAATAACATCTGCTTTTAAAACAAGTTTTGTAAATGGTCGTAGCTTTAAAGATGATTTTGATAAAGTATTAAATGTTTTAAAGTTTGCATCTGATAAAGACGGAATTAATATGCGTAATGGAGATTTTGTTGATAATTTTATTCAACAGACTGTATTTAAAGATACTATTGATGCCATTGGAGATGTTCCATATTTATCTAATAAAAATGCTAAAGATTTATATAAAGAAGTATTTAAAAATATGCAAATAGATGATACTGCTAGAAAAACAATATATGACTCTTTAGATACATTGTATGCTAAGCGTGCAGAATTAATTAATAAATTAGTTAAATTAGAAAATGAATCATCATCAGAAAAATTACAATTAGAACTTATTACTAAGTTTAAAAAAGAAACTGATGAATTATATGATAAATTAAATTCATTAACTAAAGTAATGTTCATGGACAATTTAGATTCATCAAAATTTATATTTGAAGGAACTATTGGTGGAAAACTACAATCTGTATTTAATCTTAGTAATATAAAGTTAAATAAGAAACAAAGAGAACCAATAACATCAGCATTCTTAAGAGTAACTAATGATAAAGTGTTAGCTACTAAAGATGTGGAATATATTAATAGATTCTTTAGTAAATTCTTTAATGAAAAAGGCGAGCAACGAATTATAGAGAAATTGTTTATAAAAGATGGTAAATATCATATTAAATTTGCAGATTCAGATAAAGGTATATATATTACCTCTACTGGTTTTAGTCAGTTATTTGATAGTATAGGTGGTCTAGAAAAATCTGTTTGGTTACGTAATCAAATTATTGATTATTTAGGATTAGACAAATCATTCAAAGAAACTATAAAATTAGGTGCTTCTAAAAATAGATTAACAACTATTTATACTAATAATCTAAATAAGATGCTACTTAATGAAAGTCAATCATTAGATGAAAATACTATCATAGAGTTCAATAAAATGATAAAAGGATTCAATGATCGTGTAAATGAGACTATTAGTTTTATAGAAGATACAGAAAAAGGTGTCAATCCTACTTCAAATATGAAAACTAAATATATGAAATCTCAAATAGAAAAAGCAAACAGATTTGACAGACACTTTGTTGATAATACAAAAAATGAAGAACTACAGCAAATGGTTAAACAAGGTGAATATAAAGTTTGGGATGAGCCCTATATATCAAATATTAGATTAGGAAATAATAAAGTAATTACAAAGAAACCTACTATAAATGATTTATACGATTATAAAAATGATTATGATTTCATTAATAAATTAAATAAACCAGGACTAGACTTGGAAACAAATCCTATTATTAGAGATGGACGCTCTGATTGGTATAAAGACTCAGAAATATATCAAGCGACTGTTAGAGTATCAAATAATGAGCACTATAATATAATGATTCTTCAGCCTGGACTAACAAATAAATATAAAGCCTATAGTGAAAAACTATTAGATGCAGATTATGTAAATGGTAATTTTATGAATATACCTGGCGCTAAACTAGGAAAGTCAGGACCAGGATACAGAACATATATAGTTAATGATGTGCCTTATATATTATTTGATACTAAAGCAAGTGCTGCCGAATATATGGAAGAATTATTTGAGAAAAAAGGTATGATTACTAAAGACGGTGTATTACAATTTGTAGGACATAACTCTAGTGATTTCGATGCTCCTGTTTTATTAAATTTCTTAAATAAATATGGAACTGGTAAAGTTAAATCAGTTGATACGGCTGATACTATGTGGCTATCTAGAGCAATTATGGCTTCTGAAATGGGTGCTGGATTTGAAGATGATCCTAGTGTTAATCTAGAAAATCTATATAAACATTGGATTGGTGAACCAGAAGCTGGTGCAGCACATAATGCATCATATGATACTAAAATGACATTAGCATTACGTGATTATATTAAGAATAAATTAGGTAAAGAACCTAGTAAATTCTTTAAAGAAAATCTTAATTCTAGTATTGATATTCCTTATGAGCATCCTCTAAATGACTTAAGTATTTTAGATGCTTCTAGTATTATAGAACTAAAAGATGATAATACTGTTGCTTCTAAACTTGCAAATAAAGTTAAAAATGATAACTTAGAACTTACAGATGAATTTAGAGATAAGATATTAAAAGAATTTGAAGATATTCAAGATATGAGACCGCCTTCTGGCAGATACAATATAAAAGATTTTGCTAAATTAAATAAACGTTTACAAGAATTTAATAGTCATTATTATGAATATCTTAATGATGATACATTAAATTTAATAGATAAAGTAGACATGGCATATACAAAGGCTTATGAAACTTATATGGAAAAGCTTAATTATTTGCATGGAACTTCTAAAGTAATTCCTCAGACAAACAGAGAGGAAACTACTGCTAGATTATTAGCAAATTATTCTATGACAATGTCAGAGGAACGAGCTAACGCAATAAATGAAGTATTATACTTACTATCAAATGATTCTAAAACTATTGAAAAAACTAGTAAAGAATTATTTAATACTAAAATAGGAACTATTGCAGGCTACATATTAAAGCAATACAATTATAATTTAGATGCTTTTTATAATGATCATCCTGGCATTAAATTATTTAAGGGTTATACCAATAGAATAAATGCTCATATTAAATTTAAAAATGAAATGGATAATGTATTTAACGATGTATTAGTAAATGCTAATCCAAAAGATATAGGTAAATATAAAAGAGCATTTTCTGGTATAATGGGAGATTTAATGGGATTTAGAAGGTATATCAATCCTAGTATAGATAGTATTTTAAAGAATTATATTAAAGACGCTAAACTAGAAGATTTAGCAGATATGGAAGCATTGTCAACTACACTACATAATTTAATAACAAAAGATATGTCTAGATTATTATCATCTAAACATATAAAAACATTCGATGAAAATACTGCAAATAAAATGGCAGACATTATCAAAAACTATGTAGATAACTGTTTAGATAATTTAGCCGATTATTCTTTAGGAATAGATAAGCGTGGATATAACGCACTTACTATATTAAGACCTACACCAGATTCACAGTATATAAACAATATTGTAAATGCATTAGGTAAACGAGGACTATTAGGAACTTATCAATCTAAAGTAGATCCTATTATTGCAGAAAAAGCAGACTTAGCAAGAGTTCTTCAAAATAATGATGAGCACGGTCTTATGGATATAGCTCATGATTTAAGAATACCATTATCTAATATAGATGAATCTGATGAAAAATATGCATTTACTGTATTACCTAGGGCTTATGTAGAACAGTTAAATGGTATGACTATTGATGAAATTAATAATTCTATGAATACTATTGCTTTTAAATCAGCAGATAATTATACAGATGAAATGTCTGAAATAATAGAAGATAGAAATTATATCTATAATGCGTTTGATATTAAATATGATGCTAATAAAACAAGAGATCCTTATAAGTTTAAAAATGTAGAATCTGAATTTACTAAAATAACACGAGATATTAAAGAGATGTTTAAGTTAAATTCATATCAAATGCAAGATATAGCAGATATAGCATCTTTAGCAGATGATCCTACATTTGCTATTAAAAAGCAACTATTTATAGATTATTTCAATGACTTAACATTAACTGATGAAGAACAAGAACTATATGAACGCTTCTTAGATAAGCTACTATCATATAAGTTTAATGAAACACCAAATGATCCAGAAGGCGCTGAAAAAATAAAAGAAGCTGTAAAAGCATATTTCGGTGCTGTTAAATTAGAAGAGCCTTATGATTTTACACAAGAAGCAGTTAATGCTAAAAATGGAAAGCCTTTAACTAAAATGCAAAATCTTATTAATCATACTGCTAGATATGCACAAGAATCTAATAGAATGATTAATGAATTATTTAGAGATGAATCTGGTAATATAAATTATGCATTAATGGCTAAATATATAAAGAGTAACCCTTATATGAAAGTAGTTGCTATGGTTCCATCTGATAGATTTAATAATGTAGATAAGCAAACTAAACAAGCACAAATGGCTTCAGAGTTTGTAACTACTGATTTTGATTCCGTAGAATCTTTAAGAGTAATGCTAAATCATAACCCAGAAAAAGATGGTATTAGATACTTTGTAGTTGATAATCATAATCTTATGACTCTTAAAAAGATGATAGGTCAATCTACAAGTAATAAAACATACACAGGTAGAACACTATTTAAAAATAATCATCATATGCAACGTATGATGCATTTTAGAGATGTTGTTGCTAAATATGTATTATTACCTACAAAGGTTTTAGGCTTACAAAATTTAGGATTTACAGTTACGAATACTATCGAAGGTGCTCTAAAAACATTAGTGGCAACTGAAGGTAATAAATTACATACTGTTAAGCGTTATAAAGATGCTATAACTTGGCATAAAAATTGGTCTAGAGCAACTGGTATAATAGCAGAAGCTATACAAGGTAGCCCATTCTGTTTTGAAAATAATCAATGGCTAGGTATGTTAAAAGAATTAGATAATTCTAAAACATTATTTGGCGATGATATTAAGTTATTAAAAGAATTATGGAATAAACTTAATATAAGCGATCTTGATGAATTAACTATTGATGATATTAAAAAGCTAGATATGAAAGCCATTAGAGAATTATTACCTAGTGTCGATGAATTCAAAGTTAATTTAGGTAATACTACTGAATTAACTAGTTTTAATAAAAGAGAATTAGTAAATAAGTATACTAAATTATGGAATAAAACAGAAGAAGAACAAAACAAACGTATACTAGTTATGCTACAACGCTATATTAAAACGGCTGATGCTTATGATGAAATTACTAAAAGTTTTAATAGAGAACAATTTGATTTTGTATCTGAATTTGTAAATAGTCCAGCAGCCGCAGCAGAAATGCAAAATATCAAGAAAGCTAACGAATTAAACTTAATTGGTAATAAACAAAGATTAGGCAAAGATGGTAAAGCTATTAAGAAAGATGATCCATTAACTAGATTCTATAAGAAAGCATTATTTAGTGACTGGGGATTAGGTAAACATGATCCATTAAGAGTTATAACTCCTTATTATAATTTATCATTGAATAGTGATATAGAAACTATTAACAGATTGGCTCTACATATGGACTTATTAGATAAAGGCTATATACACAGCGAATCTTATAATAGAGTTTTAGAAACATTCTTCAATTATGGTGATAAACCTGAAGGTGAATTAATTGCTGAATTATTCTTTCCATTTATTAGTTTCCCACTTAGAACTACACTATTCTGGGATAGAATGTTAGATGAACACCCTGAATTAATTAAAATTTATGCAGATTTAGTTCTTACTAATTGGGGTAAAGATGCACAAAACCAATATAATCAAACTGGAATTACTAAAGGTGGTTTAAAGATTACTCCTAATTTATCTATGGAATCTGGTTCATCATTCCTAGATTCATTAGTATTTGGTGGTAATGCTTTAAATGTATTAGGTAATCGTAAACTTAATCCATTGCTTGGTCCTCTTGTCGAAGGTGCTAAACAACTTACAATAGGTGGAGATAGTAATTGGGATTATAGATTAAGCAGATTACCAATCGTATCTAAAGTAATGTATGGTAAAGATTTAGTTGAAAATCTTAATAAAGGCAACCCTGCATTATACGATATTGCTCCTTCTGTATTCCACAAAGTATATAAAGATAACATATACTATTATAATAATGCACAGCGTTATAATTATAGAAGTATTTATTCTAGATTATATACTGCAACTGGTTATAATAGGTGGAATGCTCGAACTACAAAAGGTAGAGTAAACGCAGGAAAATATTTACAAGGCTTAAAATAATCGGAACAACGAGACGAGCGAAGCGAGGCGAAGTGCGACAATGAGGAGCACGTAGCCGAGCTGAACGAGTCGAAGTTGTAGAAGCCACAAAAAGAAAAGAGGACACGGCTAAATGTCCTCTATTTTTGTTTTTATTTAATTATTGATTAATTTATCGGCTCTTCGTTAAAATGCAAAATTTAGTTGGTTTCTGTAAGTATACGAAGCTCTTGAGGTATTGTTTCTAGGATTTCTTCTAATGAATGTAGACAATCCTTATTTTTTATCGCCGCTACTTTGATATTTGCTATCATTTCATCATTACGTTTAGTAATAAAATAATGCATTGTCCATGTTTTATCATTCATTACGGCTAAGATTCCATAAGGTGCATTTAATGCTAACATTTGTTGTTGTAGTTGTGCATAATAATAAGGTGGAAAACCACATGTATCTAATGAATCAGTCATATGTGTAAATATAAATGAATGAATATCAGTTCTCCAGTGTTCATCTGATATATCTTCTGCTAATGACTTATTAAAATCATAATGTTTTGCACCGTATATACTACACATTTTAATTTCAAATGGTATTAAATTTGATTCAACATATGCAACTCCATCAAAGTTTACAGTTAATCTAGCTTCATGGTCTATTTCATACATTAAATCTGGTTTATGAATATCTAGTGTAAAGTGTTTAGAAGCCTTTTTCATAAATACATCTTCTAAATCTTTACCTTTTCTTACTACATCTTTTTTACTTATTTCAGGATCATAAGTTAATTCTGTTTTTTGTTTTCTTAAATCATCTATTGTATTAAATGGATTTATTCCTACTAATATAGATGCTTCACTTGCACCGAAACCTATATGTCTCATATTTGCATAACTTTCATTACTATAGTTTAGTAATTTAGATGCATCTATAATTGGTTTTAATCCTAATTGTATTAATTTTTCATCTATTTCCATATTTACTCCTCTTAGTTATATAATGCATTGCATGTCTTATTGAATCTTTTGAATGTCTAGAAACTACTTTATTATTATAATCTCTAAAAACATTTCCAGATTTTTTTATAATTCCTTTATATGCTAATATTTTATCTGTCCATCTACGTTTAACTTCGTGTGCTGCTTGAATTACTATTTCTATATTTCTAGTAGTGCATTCATATTTTAATAAACCTATTAATTGTGGGGTTTCCATTTTAGAACCTATTTGTTGATTAGCTTTATGTGCATAAAGTAAATAATCTTCCATAATAAGTATATTAGGATTTACTTCTTCTAATAGCTTTATATGTGCATTAAAATATTCATATTGAGAATTATAGTTATATGCTCTTATATTTCCAGATTCTAATAATGAATAGGCACAGTTATCTGGATTGAATGTCCAAATACTGTAGCCTGTTGTTCCTTTACCTTCCTCATAAGCTCCAGATGGGTCTAAAGATAATATTTTATAATTCATAATCTTCCTTTTCGTCCCACGATGTTTTAGTTATTTCTACATCTGCTAATATTGGAATTAAAGAGCCATCAAGTTGTTCCATTATTTCTTTTAAGTCTTTTATAATATGTTCTTCACCTTTATATATTTCAAATACACATTCATCATGAATAGACATTTGTAATCTTGATTTGCAATTATTTTTAGTTAAATAGTCATCTAGTTCTTTAAATTTTATTTTCATAAAATCTGCACTAGAACCTTGAACTAAATAATTTCTAGCAAGATGTCCTGTCGTATTATAATATCGTCTACCAAATAAATTTTCAATATAACCTTGCTTTCTAATTGTTGCATCTACATAATCTGCATATACTTTAATACCTGGATATGCTTTATAAAAACCATCATGTAGTGCTTTAGCCATATCAGGTGGAAAGTAAAATTGATTAATTAATGTATTTATTGATGCTCCATATACACACGCAAAATTTGTTGGTTTACCATATTTCTTTCTTAATGTGTTTTTAAAATATGCTGTATCAGTTGGTTCATTTGGAAATGCTGTCATAGTGGTTTTAGTATGTAAATCTGTTGGTTCCCATTCTTTACCATCTTCATCTTGATACCATGTTTTATCAAACCATTTATATGCCATATCTGTTGTATATTTAGTTCCGTCTGCTGTATGACAATGCAATGGTATAAACGCACGGCAGAAGTTTAAATCTCCTTGTTTCTTTGGATCTACTAGCATTGTATATAATGCTTGAACTCTTAATTCTTCTGCTGCGAAGTCTATATATACCATTGAATCATATCCATTTCCAGTAACTTGTATTAAACGTCTAGGATGGAATAATACATTTCCTTTATTATCTAATATTGGTTTACTTGGAAACTGTTGGAAATCTGAACTAATACGTCCAGATACTGCTCCTGTTTGATTAAATTGTGTATAAACACGTCCATCATTTCCTAATGATTCTATCCATCTACAGATATAAGTTGAATACCATTTTTCTAAAGTTCTTACTTCTTCTATTGTTCCTATAAATTCTTTTATAATTTCTTCATTAGGATTTTGATTTAGATTAGTTAATGCATTATGAAGTGTTCCTTTATTTGCTTTATCTAAGTCTATTCCTAAATCTGATAATACTTGTTTAATAAGTTGATGTTGATTAGATTTTATTTTTATTCCTGCAAGCTTACATAAATCTAATCTACGTTGTATAATATATGCTTTTAATTTAGCTTTACATTCTAATGCATATTGTAAATTGAATTTGAATCCTACGTTTTCCATTTTATACATAGGCATTATTGCATCTTCTTCAATTTTTACAGTTTGCATTTGATGTCTAGTTATACATACTGGTAGAGATATATAATATGCTTCTATAGTCCACACTATGTCATATTTAGCATATCTTTTTACTAGATTTCTATCAAGATTTTCATAGTTATCTGGATCTTCTGATGTGTTTATCCATTCTTGAACGGCTTCTCTAACTCCATCAGGCAAATCAGATACTTCATTTATTTTATCTTGAAAGAATGTATTAATAGTTCCCATTGTCCACGATTTTTCATTTTTAACTCTAAACTCTTCTGGTGGTTGTCCATATTTTAATAATGTTGTTTTTAATTTTCTAGTGTTTTCAACTTTTTTTCTTTTTCGTTCATCTGATAATATTTTTTCATAGTGTTTTGCATCTGCAGATATATAGCGAGCAGCGAAATCTTTTAAAGTTTCAGGTATGCCACCTTCTTTTTTGCTTTTAGCATCGGCGGCTAACCTAATATATATTTTGACATCGGTTATATTTGAATGAGGATAAAAATTATGTATATTTTCTAACATGTGCAAATCAAATTTTACGTTAAAGAATAATAATTTTTTAGTTCGTCTAAACATTTCGAATATTAATTGTATTATTTTATCAAAATATGGACATCCTACTTCTAGATTATAAGCTATTGCTTGCTTGGTTTCAAAGTTTGCAAAGCCAAAGCTTATTAGAAACGGTTTACAATTTTTAATATGTAATCCATTAGTTTCTGTATCTAGTCCAGAATAATCTGGGTTTAGGTTTTTATACTCATTTTTCATAGTATTTACTTTGCATAGTATCATCTGTGGTGTATCATCTTTATTAAAATCTACACTAAATGTCCAATTAAGTTTGAGCATTTGAACCTTCACCCAGTCTTTCTAGTTTTATTGTCTTACTTATTTTAGACATACTTTTTCTAAATCGTTCAGTTGGGACTATTTCATAGCCTACAAATCTAATAAATTTTAGTGCTACTAAATTACTTGTTAATGTGTTGAAATCATCATTTGATAATCCTGCTATTGCCATTAGGTTTGCTTTATTAGTTTCTGCATTTCCTTCTAAAT